CACTTCCTCAGTACCTCGGTGAACGCCGTCGTCCTCCTGCCACCGGCAACGCCGCTCACGGGGGCGGCGTCCTTAAGGGCGAAGGACATCGTGCCTCGATTGGTCTGTTGCACATGGCCAACGCGCCGACCCAAGGCCATCGCCAGCGTCGAATACTCTCCGATAGAACAGCTGATGTGCGGGTAACCGCGAGTGTCCATGTGTCCGTCGCCGAGCCATCGGCCGATCACCCACCAGTCCGCCTCGGACAGCGGCGACTGTTCAGTTGGCGGCAAAGGCAGATTGAGGTAATGGCCCTTGGTCTCGTCGGATCGCATCCACTCCGGCGCGTTCTTCGTCGCCCATTTACGCGGATGGAACGTAGACCTCTTCGATCCTTCCCACCGTCCAGGACCGACCCCGCTCCGGCACAACAGAAGATGATCCGGCGTGACGCACAGGCGAGGGACGCCATGCGCTTTCACTTGGACGGTCTTCCGCACGCCGTTCATCCGCTTGGCGACGACCCGCCTCCAGCGCGCTCGATGCGTAAGGACCTGGTCGCCGACGTGCACGGTCTCGATGGGGCGATAGCCAGACCGGGTAAGCACGAGAGAGCCGGCAGCGAGGCAGTGCTTCTCATCCTCGGAGTCCTTCGCCGCTCGGAAGGGCAAGACGCGCCCGATTCGGATGTCATCCCAGAACGCCGAGTTCCCAGTGACAGCCATCCGGCCATTCCTACGTGTCACATAGGACCCCGTTGGAACCGTCAGGCAATAAACCATCCCCGAGTACGGAAGTTTCGCGGCTGGATCGTCACGTACTTTCTGCTCCCGATGTGGACGTAGTACGTTCGAGGCACCCGCCTTTCGTTGGTCACTTCGCGAGTCGCGATCCGCCCAGAGAGCCCAAGGCTGATGGCAAGACGTTGAACATCGTCGGCCAGTTGGCGGGACGTCGTACAATAACTGAAACGATCTTCAGTACGCCTCGTTCCGTCGCCATCAATCAGTGCCTCAAGAAGTGCCAGTCTGGCCTCAGACGACCACAAGAATGCGTGTTGGGGGATACGCTTTGAACGAGTCTTGCCGCCGCAGTGCTCTCGTAGTGACCGTCCGAGAGTAGTGGCTCCCCTCAATCTCAGATGCATGCACGGTTGTCGTTGTCTTGCGCTGCCATCCTGAACCAGGTAATTGGCGTCGTATCCCATCTCTGCTACCGTCTCGCGCATCCGTCCGGATGTCCGTCCGACGACTTGCGTCAGCACCGGAGCGTCATCAGCCAGAGAGCCTTCGCTGATCCACCAGCCAAGGAAGCGGGCGAATGCGACGTCTCCTCCATTCCCCGTCGCATCTTCTCCGATAGCGTAAGGTACCAACCATTTGCTGGTAGAAAGGGTCCCGGCTTCGCGAAACGCCCAGTGCCGCGGGTTCCTGTACGGCGTCCTTGATCCAACGGGTAGCGAATAGCCAGGCTGGACTACCATGCGATGATTCGGGGTCACGAGGAGATCCAGAGGCGATTTGGTCCCCCCGTTGATGTTGATCATGTCGCCAGTGAACGGGAAGGCATGGGTATGCGAGGGATGATGCCACTCTTGAGCGTCTGTCTGCGTGTTGAAACAGCAGACATCATCATCGAAAGACACATCCTGATGCAATTTCCATCCCGTTCGAGTCAACACCTCCGTGTCAGAGGAATAGCAGGCATATTGCCGCCAGATCCAATGTGAGTAGCGGTTTTCGATCTGGTTCCCCGTCCAGCCACGGAAGGATTGCAGGTCGGCCGGCACGACGCGCTCGCCCGCGTAATCCAGGAGTCCCTGCGGGTGCCGTATCGGCGCCGGGTTCTGCCCCTTTCGCCGAAACACTAGGAGCCAATCGGCCGAGGCGACTGTACAGCGTGACGAATCCTCCACGATGGTCTTGTGGGCCAAGTTTTTCGCCATCGTGCGGTTCCGCACCCCGAGCGGTTCCTTCCAGACGGCGTAGCGGGCGACATATCGCCACCCCTCACGCTCATGGAGGCGGATGATGTCACCGGGGAAGTCGATTAAGTGATCGTTCCCCGTGTTGCCTGATGGAATATCCATGCAATGCACGGCTGTCATGCGGCCGGGCATCGTGAGCCGGAAGAGTTCGCGCACCACGAAGGCGTAGTGCTCGAAGAACTCGGCATAGTCGCGCGAGTTCGAGAGATCGCGCTCGGACGAGGAATAGACATATAACCCACCGAATGGGGGAGAATATATGGACAGGTGGACACAGCCCTCTGGCAGCGTCGGCATGACCTCCATTGCATCGCCGCAGTAGAGCGCATATCTATCGGTGATGCGTTGCTCTAGGACAGCCATGCCGGAATCTCCTCTGGGATCGTGAATGCTACGCCGCGCTCGATGGACAGCGCTCGATTCATTTCCGCCACGAGTGAAGAGAACATCCGATCTGCGGCCGTTGCCTTGCGCTTGAGATTCTTTAGCACTTCTTGCTCGCCCTCAGTGAGCACCGTATCAATAACCACCTCGCGTGTCTGCCGGTACCGCCAGCAACGCCGGATACCTTGATACGTGGCCTCGAATGAATGCGATGGGAACATGGCGACATGCGCGCAGTGCTCCCAGTTCATTCCCCATGCAGCGATCCGTTGCTTGCTAATCAGAACGCGAAGCTTGCCATCCGCGAATGCGAGAAAGGATTCTTCTTTTGCCTCATCAGAATCCTTTCCGCTGATCTGTATTGCGTCCGGGATAAGATCCTCAAGCAGATCGCCTTCTGGATTCAAATGGCACCAGACAAGAGCCGGTTGCTTCGTATGGGCCACGAGCGCCGCGATTTTCTCGCAGCGCTCTGTGATCGTTCGTCGCCGTTCCTCGCGCTGCTCGGAAAGCCCGATAGCGGGCAAGGCGAATAGCAAACCATCAGCTTGAGTCCGCGCTGTCACAAAATGCTCCCGTTCAATCAGCGACGGAAGAATAAATCCGTCGTCGGAGAATCCGAGATCGGACGGACGCCGAATGGAACGCGCCCAGGAACAGACCCAGCGCCAGAACGGGACTTCGGCGTGACCCTTGAAGCGCCACTTCCCGCCCTCGTGCCCACTACGCCGGCCCCAGGCTCGCACGGGCGCGGATGTGTGCTGATCGTTCTTGAAGAACCGATTGAGCATGTCCATATGTCCGAGTTCACCCAGCGCCTCGCTACTCGTACCGAGTTCGATGTAGTCGTTCGGCGCTGCGGTCGCCGTACAGAGCAGACGATACGGAATCTTCCGCATGAACTCGGTGATTTCACCACGGCGGACTCCGTCGAACGACTTCAAAATTCCAGATTCATCACATACTACCCCGGCGAAATCATCGGCCTTGAAATGGCCGAGTCGTTCATAATTCGTGATGGTGATATTCTCGCGTGCCGTCCCGTCCTGAGAGCGATGCGCCTCGATGCCGAACTTCTCCGCTTCCCTGAGCGTCTGATAGGAAACCGCAAGCGGCGTCAGAATCAGGACGCGCCCGTTCGTCTTCCGCACGACGTTCTCGGCCCACACGAGTTGCATCGGCGTGTTGTGGGTAAGGATGTAGTCTCGCGTGACATAGAGATGATCTGGCGCATCCACAAGAATGCACACGCTATCTTCGCTCACGCCTTCAGACGCGATGGATTCGATGAGCCGGAGCGGCTGATATTTGCTTGGGGCCACATACCGCTCGGCCTTCCGGCCTAATCGGAATGGACACATTCCAGTCGAGAGCTTGACGTTCACACGCCATGATTGCTTTCCAATGCGGCGTTCGCCAGCGTAGCGATAGGTCGTGCGGCGCGGCCCGTGTTTGTGCGCGATGCCGCCTAGGCTCCGCGCAAGCGTAATCACGCCATCAACGAGCGCCTCAGAGGTAGAAGAGAACTCCGTCCCGCCGTCAGCCAGAGCGTGTCCATCGGTATCCATCAAGCCCTGTAGAAGAGCCAGACGAATGGCCGGCGATGCGACGAGGTAGCAGCTGGGGATAAATTTTTCGTACGAGCGTTTTCCCTCAAGCCCATATGCTTTTAATCCGGGCGCGAAAGCAGTGGTGGATAGATTAGCAACCCACTCGGTGCGCGCATGCGGTCGAAGTAACCCCTGGATTCCGAGCGCGTCAATGATTGCGCGATCAGTCGTAAGCTTCACATATCCGCTTGCTGATATTGCCCCGTCACCCAGTATCACGCCGAGCGTGTACGGCTCTATCAGACATGGCGTCTC